CTTTGGTTGACGGAAATCAGTAAAGAGACAGGTCATAGTAAAGATGATATGGCGGATTACCTACAAAGCACATTTCTAGGTGAACATGAATCTATGGTAATGGGGAAAAAAACAACTAAACCCGTAAGCACCAGAACATTAAAAATGAATGAATTTTCAGATTTATTGGAACAGATTAACGCATGGGCAGGTGATATGCTAAACATGAAATTACCGCAACCGATTGACCTTTATTATCAGTCAATGGGAATAGTGGAATGATAACTGTTTTGGATGAACTTTACGAAAAAATACGAATTATTAAAGGAATAGCTGAAGCAGGACATGATATTGCTAGAGATGAATTAAGCAAAGGTCAGTTCGAGCAAATTATAAGGGAGTTAAACATGGTTGGCTTTCAGGATTGGCAAGCGAAAGTTAGAGACGATGATAAGAATTGATGAAGGTTTTGATGATGAGTTACCAGAGAGATATGTTGCTGCACTTTTAGTGATTGCTGAGGCTCACGATATATCGGTTAATGAAGCTCATTCTGGCATTACAGAGATTCTAGAGGAAATGGATATTGATGTTGAGCTGGATGTTGCACGGAAAAAAAATACAAAACACTAATGAATAAATTAAAAAACTGGATTTTCTTAATCTATACGATTGGCTTTGTTATCGAAGTTAGTGCTTTGAGTTATATAGCACTGTTTTTATGGGGATTTCAAAGGGTAATGATGTAATGGAAACAAAGCTGACCAAAATAAAAAAAATTAAAATCAATCCGGATAATCCTCGTATTTTAAACAATGAAAAGTTCGATAGATTGGTTAATTCAATCCGAGAATTTCCACAGATGCTCGATATAAGACCAATAGTAGTGAACGCAGATATGATGGTATTAGGCGGTAATATGCGTTTGAAAGCGTGTAAAGAGGCAGGACTAAAAGAAGTTCCAGTTATTAACGCAAGTGACCTAACCGCAGAGCAACAGAGTGAATTTATTATTAAGGATAACATAGCTTCTGGAGAATGGGATTGGCATTTATTATCTGATGAATGGGATAGTGATTTACTAGATAGCTATGGACTGCAAACGTGGAAAGGAGATGATATAGATTTAGATGATTTCTTTGAAGACGATGAAACAAAAAAGGAAAACGTCAATAAGATTGTTCTTGAATATAAAGATGATGAGTATTCAAAAGTTTTGGAATTATTTGAAAGGTTCAGTGGTAGTAAAGAAAGAGTTGTTTTTGATTTACTGTCAGCGTGAAAGTGTATTTAGCAGTAACGAGTCTTGCGTATTTTACTCATGCTAAGCCTGAAGATATTTACAGTTTATGTTCATATCATTACACGGATAAAGATAAAGCTCTAACGGCATATATACCGAAATGGAAGGATTTTATTTTAGATAGCGGAATATTTACTTATTTGAATGGCAAAGAAAGCAAAGGAATAGATTGGGATAAATACGTGGACAACTATGCTGAGTATGTCAAAACGAACAAAATAAAGAATTATGTTGAGGTAGATATAGATAAGATTTTAAATCTAGCTGAAGTAGAAAGATTAAGAAAAAGATTAGAAAAAAAAGTAGGATGGCAGTCTATGCCAGTATGGCACTTAGGTAGAGGCTACGATAAATGGTTAGAGATATGCCATGATTACAGTTATATATGTTTTGGTGCGTTTATTACTGATGGATTAAAAGAATCTAAGTATAAAAAAATACCGAAATTTATAGCAGATGCAAGAAATAGAAAGTGCGATGTTCATGGGTTAGGCATGACACATTTTAATTGGCTGAAAAAATTAAAATTCTTCTCTGTAGATAGCAGTTCTTGGTGTAGTGGGGTTAGATACGGAGCAGTCAGTAAATTCGATAAAGATAGAATACATATTTTCCCTAGACCTGCTAATAAGCGATTCAAGGATTATAAAAAAGTTGGCTACCATAATTTGAATGAATGGACAAAATTCATTAAGTATGCGGATGAAATATTGTAACAATAGGAAATAACCTTTATGAGTAAAAGAATACCGATACATGGGAATATGACACGACCATCTAGCCCTTCTGACGCTATTCAAGAAGTAAAAAACGGAAAAGTGAATTGGTCAGGAGGAAACCTGAAAGTTTCTGTTTCTACAGAGGAATTTACCTCAGTATGCCCGACAACAGGACAACCAGATTTCAATACTATCACGGTTATATATAAGCCTGATAAATTTTATGTTGAAAGTAAAACAATGAAGTTCTATTTATGGTCTTATCGTGAACACGGAGCGCATTGTGAAACACTATCTAAAGAAATTGCTGAAGATATATTCAATGCTATAGAGCCTTTCAATATTGAAGTAATAGTAAACCAGTTCCCAAGAGGAGGACTGAAAATTATCTCACATTATAAAAAGGAGAAATAACTATGAAAAAAGCACTTCTGTTATTAAGTGGAGGACAAGATAGCACGACGTGTCTATTTTGGGCAAAAAACAGATTTGAAGAAGTCGAGGCGATAGGCTTTGATTACGGTCAAATGCACATTAAAGAGATTGAGCAAGCAAAGAAAATCACTGCAGAGGCAAATGTTCCATACAAGATATTCAATATCAAGGATTTACTAGCTAAAAGTAGTCTTACAGAACATTCAGACCATAATAAAGCAAGCTATATTGATGATAAGTTACCAGCTTCGTTCACAAGTGGTCGAAATATATTGTTTTTAACGATTGCAGGTAGCTACTGTGCCGAAAGAGGAATCAATGATATTGTTACTGGAGTTTGTCAGACAGATTATTCGGGTTATCCAGATTGCAGAAAGACCACGATTGATGCTATGCAGAATACTTTGAGTCTTGGATGTGGAAATGGCGATTATAGAATACATACTCCGCTTATGTATTTAGATAAAGCTGAAACATGGAAGATGGCTAAAGATTTGGAATGTTTAGATGTAATTATATTCGACTCATTAACTGATTATGACGGTGATATGACTCTTAATGAATGGGGTAGAGGTAAAGCCGATAATCCTGCTAGTAATCTAAGAATGAAAGGTTACTATAAAGCAAAGGAGAAAGGGTGGGTGTAGTGACAGCATCACGCTACCACGATATAAGTACCGGACATAGAGTATCAGGGCATGAAAACAAATGTGCTCATATTCATGGACACAATTATAGATTTCATTTTACTGTGGCAACCGACAAACTTGACTCTGTAGGAAGGGTGATGGATTTTTCTGTGATTAAAGAAAAACTATGTGAATGGCTTGAGGATAACTATGACCATAGATTTTTGATGTGGGATAAAGATCCTTTGTTGAAGGATATGACATTATTGGTGCCACAAGATGTAGTAGCAACATCATTTAATCCGACAGCGGAGAATATGGCTCAGTATATGGTAGAGGTAGTGGCTCCGCAACAATTAGAAGGAACAGGTTGTAAGTTAATTAAATGTTCAATAGACGAAACAAGGAAATGTTCAGCAGCTTATGAAATTAAATATTAGTGAAATTTTCTACTCTTTACAGGGTGAGGGTTTAAGGATTGGCACACCAACTATCTTTATCCGTTTACAGGGATGCAAAACGAAACACGCTTGTCTGAAGAAAGGAATCGTCTGTGATACCGAATTTGAATCAGGAAAATCATATACGCTCAAAGAGCTAGTTGAGTGGATTAAGCAGAACGCTTATAACTGCAAAGAGATTACTTGGACAGGTGGAGAGCCTACTGACCAATTAACCAATGAAATAATTAGTTATTTTAAAGATAAGGGTTATTATCAAGCGATAGAAACAAGTGGATTAAACCCTACACCAGAAGAATTGGATTTTGTTACCTTATCACCAAAAGTAGGGGAACACGTAATCAAAAAGAACTTTAATAAGGTAGATGAATTGAAATACGTTAGACATTCAGGGCAAGAGATACCACGACCAAGCATTAAAGCTAGTCATTATTGGCTGAGTCCTCATTCAGATGGATTTGAAATCAATAAAGAAAACCTAAATCATTGTATAGAACTTTGCAAACTGAACCCGCAATGGAAGTTATCGTTACAGTCGCATAAAGTTTGGGGTGTTTTATGACGGAACAAACGCAAGCGGAAAAGCATATTGAACAAGTGATTAGATATTTTGATAATGGTAATAGAGAGGGTCTTAAAGATACACCAAAAAGATACATTAAGTTTCTCAAGGAGTTTTTATCGCCTAATGACTTCAATTTCACTACATTTGATGGTGAAGGAACGGATGAGATGATAGTACAGTCCAACATCCCATTTTACTCATTATGTGAACATCATTTAGCGCCATTCTTTGGAGTAGCTCATATCGCTTATATACCAAATGGTCGTATCGTAGGATTATCAAAACTAGCAAGAACTGTAGAACTATATACAAGACGATTTCAGAACCAAGAAAGAATAACCACACAAATCGCTGAAAGATTGGATAACGAACTAAAGCCATTAGGTGTTGGTGTAATACTAGAGGCACAGCATTTATGTATGGCAATGCGAGGAGTTAAGAAACACGATGTATATACAACAACTTCTAAAATGATAGGACCATTCAAAGAGGATATAAATACAAGAAACGAATTTTTGAACCTAATTAAAACTTAACAAAACTTAACATAATATGAAATTGACAACACCACAATTTTGGTCAGGATTAAGAGAAAGCGCAGGTCTATATTCCCGTGCTGTAAGACTCTTTAAGAAGGAATACGGAGTGGATATTTCAAGAGTAGCAGTAAGGGATAGAGCATTAAAAGACCCTGACCAATTATCTGATATTAGAGAGCAGAATTTAGATATAGCTGAAGAAGGATTGCATACTTTAATGCGTACCAGTAATGAACCAGTAAGATTACGAGCAATTGATTTGTTTTTGAAAACACAAGGTAAGAGTCGTGGTTATGTTGACAGACATGAACTAGAAGTAGATGGAAATTTAAACCTAGTTGTTGAATATATAAAGCCTAAATGAAAAATGGCTTGCAGATACCACACGCTTTTGAACCTTTGGCAGAACCATATAGATACAAGGTTTATTACGGTGGAAGAGGTGGTGGCAAATCATGGGGGTTTGCTTTGACGTTATTAGCTATGGGTGGAGAAAGTAGAAAAAGAGTGCTATGTACTAGAGAGATTCAAAGCTCGATTCGTGATTCGGTGCATAAACTGCTGTGTACCTGTATAGATAATCATAACCTGCATAATTTCTATCATATTACACGGGATGCTGTATATGGCAAAAACGGAACCGAGTTCATTTTTCATGGTTTGAAGCATGACCCTTTGCAGATTAAATCTCTTGAAGGAGTGGATATTTGTTGGGTTGAGGAAGCGCAGAAGATTAGTAATGAAAGTTGGGATATTCTTATTCCTACAATTAGGAAAAAAGGCAGTGAAATATGGCTCTCGTTCAATCCAAATTTGAGTACCGACCCAACCTATCAAAGATTCGTAGTTAACCAAAGACCGAATCAACTAACTCGGAAAGTAAATTTTAACGCAAATCCCTTTTTCAGTGATGAATTACAGGCGGAAATGGAGTATCAGAAAGAACTGGACTACGATGACTATCTACACATCTGGGAAGGAGAGTGTAAGACCGCCTCAGACGCTCAAATATTTAAAAATAAGTATGTTATTGAGGACTTTGATTCACCAGTAAGCACCACTTATTATTATGGTTTAGATTGGGGATTCTCACAAGACCCAACAGCCATTATAAGATGCTTTATTGTTGGTGATGATTTATATATAGATTACGAGGCAGGAGGCACTCAGATTGAATTGGATTTAACGTACAAATTAATTGATTCAATACCCGATGCCAAAAAACACGTTATTAGAGCAGATTCAGCGAGACCGGAGTCAATCAGTTTTGTTAGAAGACAGGGTTACAGAATTGAATCAGTGCATAAATGGGGTGGTTCAATAGAAGATGGAATTGAGCATATTAGAAGTTTCAAGAAGGTTCATATACATTCGAGATGTATGGAGACCGCAAGTGAA